AGACACTGAGTATTTAAAAAGTTTACAAACAGAAGTTAAAAATAACACTATTAAATCATTGAGAAATCGAACAAATGTAAAAGGACAAATGACTTATTGGAATTATTTTATTGATAAAAAAATTTTTAATAAAGTAAAAGATATTACATACAAATATTTTTGGTATGATGCATGGGGGAACATTTTAAATAAAAATGATTATGTAGAAGAACACGACCATATCACTGTTAACCCAAAAATAAAACTTCCTTGTAGTCATAGTGGAATTTTATACCTAACTGATCAAGAACCTGGAACATACTTTAAAAAATACGACGTTACTATTAAACCTGAATTAGGAAAAATAATTATATTTAAATCTAACGTCTTACATTCTGTTAAAAAATGTGATACTTCTAAAGAAAGAATTACATTAGCATTTAATGGAAGAAGAAAGGAAGCTTATGAGTTTAACTAAAACAAATTGGGAATTGTCACAAGATGCAATTGAATGGAGGGGAGCTGTTGGTGCGGTGTTACCTAAACCTATTTTTGAATGGATAAAAAAATCATGTAGTGATGCTAAAGAAAAAGCTAAAAAAGCAAATTATACTTTAGCAGGGCATATTAAAGAAGAATATTTTATAGAAGAAATATCAGAAGATTTTTTAAAATTTATTAATGAACATTGTTTAAATCACGAAATTATTAAAACAATTATTAAAGGACCACAAATGCAAGTTTTGTCTGAAGACAAACCTTTTTATATTGACAGTTTATGGGTTAATTACCAAAAAAAATATGAGTTTAATCCTCCACATACACACTCAGGTTTATTTTCATTTGTAATTTTTATAAAAATTCCCTACAATTTAAAAGAAGAAGAGACTTATTTTAAAGATGTAAAAACAGATACTTTTAATACTCAGCATACATCTAAGTTTGCTTTTTTAAATACAAACTATAGCGGAGCAATACATTGCGATATTTTACCAGTAGACAAAAGTTTTGAAGGCAATATTATATTTTTTAGAGCAGCACAACTTCATCAAGTATTTCCATTTTATACAAGTGATGACTATAGAATAACCGTGTCTGGAAATTTAAGGTTAAAAGTATAACATGAGTTTTAAAGATAAAAAATATACAGTTATTAAAAATGCTATATCAAAAGAATTAGCAAAGTTTGTTTATGATTATTTTTGTAACAAAAGAAAAGTAGCTAGATTTTATTTTGACAATGGTTATTTAGCGCCATGGAGAACTGAATTTGGTGTCTGGACTGATGAACAAATTCCAGAAACTTATTCTCATTATGGTGATATTGCTATGGAAACTTTATTACAAAATTTAATTCCGTTAATGCAAAAAGAAACAGAGTTAGAATTAATTCCTACTTATGCGTATGCAAGAATATATAAAAACGGAGATGTCTTAAAAAGACACAAAGATAGAGTATCGTGTGAAATATCAACAACTTTAAATTTAGGGGGAGATCTTTGGCCTATTTATTTAGAACCAAATAAAAATGTAGGAATTCCTGGTCAAAATGGTTTTACTGCTGAAAGTAATAACCCTGGAATAAAAGTAGATTTAGAACCAGGCGACATGTTAATTTATCAAGGAATGGTTTTAGAACATTGGCGTGAAAAATTTGAAGGAGAAAACTGCGCACAAGTTTTTCTTCATTATAATAATGTAGTTACTCAAGGAAAACAAAATATATATGATAATAGACCTATGCTGGGAGTAACAAGTGAATTTAAAAAATAATGAAAAAATTAATTTTTTTAGGTGGTTTACCAAGAGCAGGAAACACACTATTAGCTTCATGGTTTATGCAGCATCCTAATATAGCCGTAACGGCACACAGTAATTTAGTAAATATTTTATTTCAATTAGAGAATATTAAAAGAGGGGAGTTTCATAAAAATTTTCCTGACGATCAATCTATTAATAATGTACTAGATAACGTAGTTGATCAATATTATTCACATTGGAAAGAAGATGTTATAATAGACAGAGCTCCGTGGGGCACGTTAGGAAATATTAGTTTAATTAAAAAATATATTAAACCTAAAGAAATAAAATTTATTTTTTTAAAAAGACCTTTAAAAGAAATACTAGGTTCTTTTTATAAAATGGGTGGTGTGTATCAAAATATGGAACATGTTATGGCACCCAATCAAATGGTTCAATTTGACTATCGATCAGTAGGAACTGTTTTGCAAGACCCAACTATAAAAAAATTAATTATAGAATACGATGATTTAGCTACTAATCCACAAAATGTAGTAGATAAAATAAGTGAATATTGTGGAGTAGAAAGTATTAAATTAGATTTAAATAATATTCAACAACTTGAACTTAACGGTGTTAAATATAATGATGAACATGTTGGAGCACCTTTACATACAATTAGAACAGATAAAATAGAAAAAGATAATCATGATTATGATAGTATTTTACCTGAAAAAATATATAACAAATATAAATACCTAGATAAAACTTGGGAAAAAACACCTAATTTTAATTTTGTTGATAAATTAGACATTTCAGAAGCTAAAAAATATGTTGGGTCTTTTTTAAAGGATGAATGGGATAAATACACTTTTAGACAAGACACTTTTGAAGTGCACAATCAAACAAAAACTATACCAATTATATATGATGAAAATTTTGATGAAGCTATTTCTAAGGAACACCATCATTATTTATTTTTTAAAAATATATTAGAACCAATAGAAAAATCATTATTACAAAAACACTCTACAGGTTCCATTGTAAGAGCTATTTTAGTTAAGCTACCGGTTAAATGTTCTATTCCTCCGCACCAAGATTATGGCAAGTCTTTAGAAAACACATATAGATACCATATTCCAATCGTCACAAACAAAGATGTGGTATTTACAGTTGGCGGAGAATCTAAAAATTTAGAGGAAGGCTATATATGGGAAATAAAAAACTCAGAAAAAGTGCATTCTGTAACGAACAATGGACAAATTGATAGAATTCATTTAATAATAGACTGGAAAAAATAATATATTTTTTATAAAAGTTATATATAGTGTTCTATTATGTTACAAAAATTAGGGTTTTTACCAGGATTCAACAAACAAGTTACATCAACAGGAGCCGAGTCACAGTGGACAGGTGGAGAAAATGTACGTTTTAGATATGGTACTCCTGAAAAAATAGGTGGTTGGTCTCAATTAGGAGATAGTAAATTAACTGGTGCAGTCAGAAGCCTGCATCACATGGTTAATAAAGACGGTATTAAATACGCTATTATTGGAACTAATAGAATTTTATACGCCTACTCAGGAGAGGTTTACTATGATATACACCCTTTAGTTAATCCATCAGTCACAGCTATCACTAATGCGTTTAGCACTACTAACGGATCACCGATCGTAACACTTACATTTGGTAGTCCTCATAGCTTTGAAGCGGGGGATATTATTTTATTTGGTGATGCATCTACATTTAGTACAATCACTAATTCTAATTTTACTGCTTCAGATTTTGCTGATAAAAAATTTATGGTAACTTCTGTTGTGAGTTCAACACAGATTACTATTACAATGCCTAGTAATGAAACTGGATCTGGCGCTACTACTTCTGGAGGTATTCTTTTTTTTCAATATTACCATGTTGGTCCAGCAGAACAGGTTGGTGTTTTTGGATGGGGTATATCTCAATATGGTGGAACAGCAACAGCTCCTCAAACAACAACTTTGAATGGATCATTGTCTGCTAACTCTGCAGGGACAGGTGGAACAGGAACTAGTATTGTTTTAACATCTGTATTAAATTTTCCAACAACCGGAACTAATTTTATACAAGTAGGTACTGAAGAAATTTCTTACACAGGGGTGAATACAGCGACAAATACTTTAACCGGAATAACTAGAAACGTTAGAGGAACAACAAATTCTTCGCACAGCACAGGAGCTACGGTTACAAACTACAGTGATTTTTCTGGTTGGGGTCAATCATCCTCTAACACAGATACTGTAGCTGAACCCGGTATGTGGTCTATAGATAATTTAGGAAGCACAGCTATTGCTTTAATATTTAATGGAGAGTGTTTTGAATGGAATTCAGATTTAACTAATGCTGTAACAACAAGAGCAACTATTATATCTGGTGCACCAACAGCATCTAGAGATATGTTAGTGTCAACTCCCGATCGTCACTTAGTATTTTTTGGAACAGAAACAACTATAGGTGATAAAACTACACAAGATGATATGTTTATTAGATTCTCGTCTCAAGAAAATATAAATGACTACACACCTACAGCTGAGAATAGCGCGGGTACACAAAGACTGGCCGCCGGATCACGGATCATCGGTGCTAAACTTGGTAGAAACACAATTTACGTTTGGAGTGATACTTCTTTATTTACTATGAGATTTGTTGGAACTCCTTTTACATTTGCTTACGAACAAGTTGGTACTAACTGTGGATTGATTGGTAAGAATGCAGCTGTTGAAGTTGATGGCGCTGCGTATTGGATGTCTGATAATGGTTTTTTTAGATACACCGGTAAACTAGAATCTATGGATTGTTTAGTTGAAGATTATGTTTATGACAATTTAAATACAACATCCAATCAAATGGTTTATGCAGGTATTAATAACTTGTTTGGTGAAGTTACTTGGTTTTATCCGGAAGCTGGCTCTAATGTAAATACACAATCAGTTACATATAGTTATCTAGATTCAACTGCTAAACGACCTATATGGTTTGTAAATGGAAGTCCTTTATTTATTAGAACTACATGGCAAGACTCAGCCGTATTTGGTTTACCACATGCAACTCAATATGATGCAGAAACAGACACATCTTTTGATGTAGTTGGTAACACAGAAGGGGTTTCATATTACTATGAACATGAAAAAGGAGTTAATCAAGTAAGATTAGGAGTGACTACAGCAATACCAGCAAACATTACTTCCGGTGATTATGATATTACACAAAAAGTTGTTAGAGGAGCTGCAACTAATTTAGGAGATCTTAGAGGTGATGGTGAAAACATTATGAGAGTAAGTAGAATTATACCAGACTTTATAAATCAACAAGGAAGTGCTATTGTTCAATTAGATTTAAGAAATTATCCAAGTGATACAGCAGTTAGCTCATCCTTAGGACCTTTTACAGTTACATCAGCTACAACAAAAGTAGATACACGTGCAAGAGCAAGAGCTATAGCTCTTACAATATCCAACACTGCTGTAGATACCAGTTGGAAACTTGGAACTTTTAGGTTAGATATACATGCTGGAGGAAGAAGATAATGATTGATAAAAAATTAAAACCAGTTGTTCAAGGTGGCGTTGATAATTACTTGGGTAAACAACCACAAGTTCAAGCACCTAGAAAATGGCAATCAGCTCCAGATAAACCAGCAACAGAATTAGCTTACATTACAGAAGCAGAAAAAGATTTAATATTAAAAGCAAATATACATGGTGGATTAGAAGGTGGTCCTAACATGGGTCCATCAGGAATTATGTCACTAGATAGTTTTGGTGATGTTGGTGGAGCCGGAGCATCGGGTGGAGATACGAATGCTGGTGGCGGAGCTATGAGTGGCAGAGGTTTTAGTGGTCAAAATACTAACACTACAAGTGATAGAGACTTTGATAAACAAAAAGCAAATCAAAGAGCTGCATTACAAATAGCAGAAAGAGCACAAGCTAATAGACTTGGTTATAATGAAAGAGCAAACATAGCTAATAGAACATATGGACCTTTACAAAAGTACACAGGTGAACGAGGATTTTTAGGTAATCTTTTTAGAGGGGCTAATAAATATGGATACACAGATACATACACATCCGGACCTAGAGCTGGACAAGTTAAGCCAGGATATGCTGGAAGAATTTTAGGAGGACTTGGGAGTATTTTAACAGGTATGCCTTTTGTAGGAGGAGCACTTGGAACTATGTATGATTATGGTAAAGGAATTTTTGGTCCTAAACCAAGAGACATGTCTGAGTTTAATAAATTAGGTTTAGGTGGAGTTAAACCAGGTACATATGATTTTGATCCTGATGCACAAATAAATCAAGATGTAGATACTACAGGGTACTCTAGATTTAGTAACACATCATTAGGAAAACCTAATATAAATAATTTAGAATCATTAATTAATGCAACTAATTTAAATGATTATGTTGGCATTATGGGTTTAGAAGCAGATCTAGACTTACCATCAAATGATTTAATAGCTGATGCAAGTGCACCAGGAAATAATTTTTTATACAATACGGGAAATCCTTACA